ATCTCTTTTCCTGACTCTTCATAAATATTGAAGCCGTCTCGGAGCCATTGATCGACCACAGCGTTCGGGATCGATGCAACACGCATGAATTCTTTCTCTCTCTGTTTACCAGAGTTGTTTCGTACATCTTTAAGCCTATCTAACCATTTCTGATCAATGTGCTGGGTGTTCTTCATAGTGAGGCCGCCATGTTCGGCAATAAAGTCTGTGTTGACGTTATGCAAAACTGTCTTCTCTTTCTTAGTCGTCATATCTTTAGATCTCCTTTGTGGATAGGGTGTCAGAATGCTACTCCGGGAAGGAGAGCACAAAACCAGAGAAACACTCTGACGGTTCTTAGTCCCAGGTGTTAATTTCTGGGACTAAAACTTGTTTTATGACAATCCAGTGATCATGCCGGAGTCAGCAAATGAGTTGTGCTTCAAGCTCATTTCTCCAGTCACAGAATGCTTATCTGCGTCACCAGTCTTAGCTAGAAGTGTTCTAGTGAAGGGTCTGAGCACACACGATTTAAACATTGACGGATCGATCAGGAATGCGTGAGTTGTCATCTGGTGTCTGTTTAGGACAACCTTGTATTCGCCATATGGAGAGACATAGAGATCAATCGCATTGACTAAGGATTTAGTCGAAGCGAATTCTCGGTTTCTGCCCGAGCTGGCTGCCATATCTGCAACGATTTGTGCGTCAGCTGGTTTGATCATGAATACAGATGGATCAGATCCATTAGTGTAACATGACTGCCCTAGAGTAAGCAGCTTAGCCTCTGTCATGGCATCGGTAGAATTCGAACCAGCATCTAAAGTTGTAGAGATCAACTGATCAATACTAGCCATTTCCCTGGCAGTACTTGCGTTACCAGCAGCTGCTGCATTAGCAGCACCACAAAAGGCGTATTCTACGTCTCTCTTAATGTTCTTAAGAGTTCGACCCATTTGATACGCTGTTTCTTTGGCCCTGCCGTACGTCTTGACAGAATCAGATGTCTCAGAGATCTTAAAAGTCTCAGAAATAATCTGACAAGTCCCAGTCCTTTCGGTCGGGTTGCCTAAAGTTATGTCGGCCTGGTCGGCTCCCTCAACTTTCGCATTTGCGGCAGCGGCTCTAAGCGAGTCCTCCAAATAGCTAAAAGTTCTGTTGTGAACCTTCTCACTTTTGAACATGGTGTACATAGGGGTGTCTGAGGGCGTAATTGTAACTATGACGTCACTAACATCCTCAGCAATCCCAATGGAATTGTATGTGGTAAATGTGGCCAAGATGTATTCCTTTCATGGCTTTAGAGTTGGGGTTATGTTTCCCAGCGCGAAAGGAGAACTTCTGCTATATCATCAAGATTACCGGAGAGCTGCGAGCCTTCTTGCATCCGCTTAATAGCGGCTGCCGTCTTTGCTTGCTTCGCATCTTGCGAACTCGCTGGTGCTTTCTTCGATCTCAGAACCTTCACCGGGGGTTTAGCAACCTTTTTGGTGGCGGCAGTTTTCTTAGACTGATCGTATAGTCGGGCTTTATTCAGAATCTTAATCACGGATGGATCAACGTATTGATCGACCTGATCGCTCTGAAAACCCTGAGACACCGCATACGTTCGAATAGAGTTATAGAGCTCGTTCGACCAATCGGGTACATCCGCTGATAGTGTCTTAATACATTCCTGGGCTTGTAGCTGTTGCTGCTTTGCCTGGTCTTGTCTGTAACTATCGTAGAAACTATTGGATTCTTCTTTTAGAAACTTGAGATTGTCTTCGGCTACTCGAGCTTCATTCCTGAGTTGGGCAAAGTCGTCGTCGGACATTTGCTTTGCAGCCAGGAGCATATCCACTTTAGAATATGGTTCCCACTGTTTCTCAGCTCGCTCGAGCATCTTTTGATATTGTACAGACGTTCTTTCTAAGGCTTGGTCGGCCTCTTTCCGTTTTGCACTGGTCTCTTGAGACTTCTTTGTGAGTGAAGCTTCTTGTCCGTAAAGACGTTTCAAATCCTTTAAAGATGCCTGTTTAGCTTCACCATCGACTGAGATTTCAACCATTGAATCATCGGATAGTTCCAATGTCTCAGTAGCATCGTCTTGATCTTCAGTTTCTTCTTGAGCAGGGTCTTCTTCGGTTTCCTCGTCGTCAAGGAGTTCTTCTTCATTCTCTATTTCATCCAGGTCGTCTGTCTCAGTGACTTCCTCAGATGTTGCCTCATCAGAGTTCTCAGCTAGTTGATTTTCATCAACGGCCTCCCACCTCTTTAGGATAGCATCTTCGACATCAATTTCACCAAATGCCGTTGTTACAGGTTCTAGTTCTTGGACGTTGGAATTGCTCAATGGTCCATCCTTTCTTCTGTTTCGCTGTTGTCGCGTACTATTTTAGTAAGTATTCCGTCTCTCACAATTACACGTTGCTTTAGAGTATTAACGAGATCTACTAACGCACGATAATGCCCGTAGGAGTTCTCTCTTTCTTCTTTCTCAGTGTACTGTGAATTTACGAATGTTTGGAAAGTTGTCTCAACAATTGAATCTATAGATCTGTTGAAAGCAGGGTGTTCTAGTAGAACTTCGGCGTCATTGCCCTCTTCTACTAAAACCTCGTCAGTTTGGCTCATCCTTATTTCCTTTCGTTAGTTTTTATCCATTAGGGCTTGCAATTGCTCTAACATCGTCAGTTGATTGAGCGAGGATCATTTCAGCTTTATCTATGACCTTCTTATGCTCAAACATTGCTTCTTTGAGGTCGATGCCGTCCGATTGAATTGCAAATGATTTCTCAGCTTTCATTTGATCTAGCTCAGCTTTCATCTGTGCAATTTGGGCGGTTAATTGAGCTTTCTGCTCAGCGACCATAGTCTGTCGTTCTTGGATCTCCATAGTTTGCTGTACCTGTTTGATCTCTAATTCTCTCATTGGATCAGGTTGTTCTTCTGGCAGCGACTGTGGTGCAGTTAAGTATGACTTAACATTCTTAATGCCAGTGAGTTCCATAACGTGGGACATCAAGTTGTATTGGTTTTCGGGGGTGTACATCTTAGCGAGACTTGGGTCACTTTGGAAAGCTGTGTGCATTCCTAAGTACTTCTCAGCTTCTTTCTCTTGCTCGCCATATCCAAGGGCTAATTCGACAGTCACGTCTCTTTTTGATGCCCAGTCTGACGGCTTAATCTCAACGTATTCACCGCCAGTCATCTCTATGATCTTTTGACTGTCTTCGTTCTCGACACACAGCTGGTAAACCTTGTGGTAGAGAGGCTTTAGGAATGTATTAGCAAAGTTTCTGGCGATGATCTTTTGACGTTGCTGTGACATAGATGCCAGCTGCTCAACCATTGCAGCTGAGTTCTGTTTGGATACAGCGTCTTTGTTAAGTCCCTGGCTTAGTCTAGAAACCCCGGTTGTCTCTTCTTTGTCCTGTTCGAGCTGTTGGATAGTTTGGAAAATGAACGGGTTAAGGGGAGCTTGCATCATTGGGCTAATAGCGTCTGGACGTGTTACATTGACCAGGCCACCAACACGGTTATCAATTAGCTCTCTTGGGTTTGACAGACCACCTTTGATAACTACATACCTTGGGTTTGTAGAGATAACTGCGTGGTCTAGGATTGCCCTTGTTAAGACAGTCCGGGCGTTCTGGGTTGGAATAACTTTTGTGCTGAAGTTACTTCCGTAGAATGCATGAGGGATCGGGAGCGGAACGAATGCTATGAATGGTTTCCCGGACACTTTATCTTTCGATAACAGTTGATTCCCGGCCTTTACAATACGGTATAGTTCGGCAATCCCAGATCCCTCGATATCGAGACGGAGATACGATTCGTAGACTGTTATGGATCTCACTTGGTCTTGATATGAGCCTGACCCGAAACCTCTATCAGATCCTATGTTCTCATGACGAGATAGGACTTCTGGGTCGGTTTCTAGGTCGACGTCATCGTGTTCCCCAATGCGATCTAGTTTCTTCTCATCCCAGCCTTCTTCACGAAGCTCAGACAAAGTCTTTCTAGTTCTATGGGCACAGAAGATAACGTCTTCTAAGCTTTTTGCCTGGGGAGCTATTAAGAACTCCTCAGGGGCGATGTTTTCTATTATGACTTGTGATGTATCCTCAGTGATAGCAAAAGTACCACTTGTGAGCCCGAGCTCGTCTGGGGCGGATATCTCATCTATCTCTACATTGTCTTCAGCCAAGATAGAATCGAGCTCATCAGCTGTTAAATCCGAGAACTCTTCAATTCGTGTTTCATCTTGGGTTTGCCAGAACACTTTAGCTATTCCAGCTCTAGCGATTAGGCCGTCATGGATAGCTGTAGACATTACTGAGTATAAGTCATTCTGACGATTGCAAACGAAGTCTGTGTACGAGGTGCAGACCTCAGCCATCCTAGCATCTTCCCCGGTCTGTGGGGCAAACTTGACGGTTCTATTACCAGCTGAGAAAGTCTCTAAAAGTGTAGCCTTGGAGCTCTCAACGGAGTCGTAAACATCTTGAGATACATACTTTGAGTTACCATCGTGAGTTGGGCGAGGAAGGACTGCATTATAATAGTCCAAGACCTTCTTGCGCTCTCGACTTAGTTGAGAATCATAATAGCCTATTGATCTGTGGATATTGTCCTCGATCAAGGTAACTATGTCTGAGTCACTCAGTTTCTTATAGTCTTTTTTAGATGCCATTTTAAATCACTTCTATGTAAAATTCGGATGTGCTTTCTATTGGTGTCCAAGCTCCAGTGTGAACGTGGTTCGCTAGAGCTAACGAGATAACTGTGTCATCGAAGCAGCTAGATTCTGCTTGCATAGATCCTGACGCAGTGACGACGTAAGTCATCATCTCTCTAAGTGTTGTCTTACAGTTTAGCTCAATCTCTTCTTTTCTCATGGAGGCTCTAAGTTGATCTATGATCAGGGGCTTAGTTTTTACTGTAGTTGAGAAACCTAGTTTCACCGTTTCACGGTCTGTTAGCTTGTCGTGCTGCACCTCAGTGTAGAAATTAGGATAAGCTAGATCTTTGCCGAGTCTGGTGCACGTTAGTATTCCGTGGCTGTTATTCTCGACACATATAAATGCTTCATTGTAGTACTCTCCAAGTGCAAAAAGAACCTGGGCAAAGTAGTCCGGGTGGGCATGGCCTCGCCAGATAGCAACTTGTCTCTTCTTACTATCGAGGACCTGGGCAACCGAATAGTCCCCATTTCGTATCCCCATAGCGACATCAGCTCCTATGACGTACTGTTCTCCGTCGACATGAGGTCTAAACGTAGACAGCTCGCCTCGGGCGTTGTTTACGAACTCCTCACCCTCGAGGGCCAGGCGTTCACTTAGGTCGCGTGTTGTCTTTATTTTCTCATGTAGCTGCTCTGGGTTAAACACAGGCCGACCTGTAGTCAGGAAGGCTTCCTCTGGTTCCGATGGATACTCTTGTCTGAATAGATCAATGCCATTCTGAGCGATCTTGTGTCTTCTAAACATCAACTGTCCATCGTCGAGATTATACAGCTTAGCTATATCCTCCTCTTCGGGAGTTCTCTCGAAACTCTCTGGTACTCCTTCCCGGTATTCCGGGTCAGCGAACCAAGGTATAAAAACTGGAACGTAGCCATTCTTTCCGTCTACAGCTCCTCGCCATAGATCATAGAACACGCCATTTACGCCATTAGCTGTACTTTCGACGAAAATACATGTGCCAGGGGCGTTTGGAACGGCTTGGGTCAGCCCATTCCAGTTATCTAGTGCTGTGCTCTTCTGCCAGAAGCCAAGTTCTGAGGCGTGGACGTGAGTTAAAGTTTCTCCTCTTCCAATGCTCTCTCCTCCAGCTGTAGCGACAATAAAAGAGCTGTCTAAGATATTAAAGTTTAACTCGCGCCTCGAGCTATACTTAGTCCTGGGCTTTAGGATGTCCGGGCAGTGCTCATGGAACCTTTTGGTCATATCAAAGAGGGCTCTGGTACTATCTGCGTGGTGCGTGACAACCATAGCCTTACAGGCGGGGCGTTGTGACACTGAGTGGTACAAGTATCCACCAGTATAGGTAGAGAGGCCCTGTTGTCGTGCTTTAAGGATGATTATTCGGACTTTACCTTCTGCTGCAACTTGCTTAGAGACAGCTTTGTCTAAGATCTCCTGGGCATTATTAAGTTTTAGGGGGGCAATCTTTCCGGTTTTAGTTCTGATCTTAAGTGCTGCGTTTGAGTAAAACTTAAAGTTAGTTAATAGTTCTTTCCGTATTTTTACTAATCTCTTGTCCAATTTCCGCTCCATCTTCATCTTCGATTTGTGGCAGAAGTGACGCTAAGAAGTCCTCTGCTTTTCCAACGGTGATGTCGGATTTTGCTACTGGTTTTGATCGACAGAAATCTAATACTAAGCGAGCGGCAGCCAGTCGTTCTCTAGTTTCACCTGGGGAGCGTAGGACCTCTACTGCTGTTGTGAGTGCTTCTTTTGAGTACTCATCATCAATGTTAAATTCTTTTGCCATTATCTTAATAACCTTTCTAGCTTCTTTCTTGATCTTTGCGCGGATGGGCTTGATTTCAGACAAACGATATCCATCTGGTGTTCCCATAGGTCTGCCAGGGTTTTTCCTCTTTTTAGTGGACCACTCCCGTCGCAAGGCTCGACCTTCTTCGGTCAGCATGAGTGTGCTGAAGTAGTTATTCTTTGGAGCCTTCTGTGGCTCTTTGGCTACTTTTGGGGCTGCTCTTTTACGCACTGAGGGCACCCATGTTCATATTTGGGGATAGAGCTCCTGGGGGCGGTGGTGGCTGGGCGTTACGTTTCTCTTCTTCGTCCTCAAGATTAGCTAAGACACCCATAACGATTGCCATAATGGTGGCGAGTGGGTAGCTGTAGAAAGTTACAGGCTGCTTGGGTCCACCGAAGTTATTAAAGGTCTTTCGGATCGCCCGGGCAGTATGTGGTGCAGCCTTCTTGAGAAGCTTTGGATTAACTAAGTAAACCCACAGTGGGTCTACCGCCATCTCAGGTACTGTACGCAAGTACGTTCTTCTAAACTTGTTGTTAGAATCCTGTATTCTATCGTCGGAATACTTAGCCCGAAGCTCTGGGTCAGTTTTTATGTACTCTGATATTTCGCGCATATCACGGACACCCTTAGTACCAAGCTCTGGACGCTTAGCTATTTGGACGTCAATGTTTTCTTGAAGGTTTATAATCTCTTGGAGTACTTCTGTTTGAGTTTCAGCAGATTCGACTTCGTCTAAAATGAAATCCTCAAAAGAACCAACTTTAACGCTCTCCAGTGCCTGTTTAGCAAGAACTAATGGGTTCTCTGCTTTTCGGTATTGTGCGATGGGTACTCTATCTGTGCGTTCGATTGCGAGACCATGTGCAATCTCGTGCATTAGACTTGTAAACTCCTGGATGCTATTTATAGTGCCCCCAAATTTTGGGTGGTCAGATCCCTGTTTTAAGACCCTGACTTTTGCCCTAGTGGTTGACCTGGTAACACCATCCGCATCGCGTGAATCTGGAGAGCCAGTGTATGAGCCAAACTCTCCTTTTGGCATCTCATTTAGGAATGTGACTGTGAGGTTAAGTGCCGTCGCAAGCTCTAGAGCTTCACCTAAAGTGCCAATACCGTCTTCGTATTTACCACCCTTCTTTCCAATCTCGAAAGCCTTTTTAGCTGGCTCGACGTATGGCTTTAGGCGTCGTACGCTCGGAGGATTGGTCCTCGGTTGATTTCTTTCCGGGCTGGTAAGGGCTGGTCCCCTGGATTGCCTTGTAAGGTTTCCTGGGCCGCCTTGCGAGCTCGTCCCAGTTCCACTAGGCCCCGGATAAACTCCCCCATCTTCTCCGGGGGCACTTGGTCGATTATTGACGGCTCCGTCTCCGTTTGCGTTGCGGAGTGCTTCTTCAATTTGTCCATCTGTTATCCCTTCATTCTTTGCTAATAGTGTTGCAGCGTCCTGATAGTCTGTATCTGACCCGTTACCAGGTGATACACCCATCTTCTTATACAATAACTTCTCTGGATACCACATCAAAGCTTGAAAATCTGCTGTCTTTATATGGATTTGACGTTGCATAAGATCATCAAGTGCTTTTTTGACAACTTTTCTCATATATGGTCGATCTGGGCCTGTTGGTTCTCCCTGCATCTGAGGGGAACTATTTAGTACATAAGTTCCAGTAGATTTAAACAATTGAGGCTTCGGTGGGTTCTTTTTGTTATTAGCGTCTTGGTAATCTTTGTAGTATTTGTTCCAGCGTTTATCTAAAACTTTGATGAAAACGTCCATTCTCTCTGGATCTTTATAAAGACCTTTTTTAGTCTCACCTGTTGTTTTTAGTGTCTCATTAACAAGCTGGTTCTCAACTTTTCCACCCTTCTTGATCTCAGTGACAATTGAATCTCTTTTTATCGCCATAGCTTTTTTTGTCTTCTTAGGCATAAAAGGGCGACCAACCATTCTATTCCAAGAACGCATCCACCACAGATCCATCGTTAAAGGATCGTAGTTTCCTCGGATGTTTTGATAGAATCCTTGGCCTATTTTTGGCCCTAAGATGTATGATCCTTTTACAAAAGTATCTACAGTTTCAGAGGCCGGGACTTTAACTTTGGTTCCATTATTTTTATTAAATTCTGCAACCCAGACTTTAAGTTCTTTGACTGTATAATCCCAGTCCAGAAATTCTTGAATAGGTATATCTGGAACGCTGTCTTGATATGCATTGTAGAACTTGAAGGCTGCTCGCATAGCAGCGGCCCTATTGCCACCTTTAGTGAAATCCTCAGGCATACGCCCAGTATCCATACCAGTTCGGAAGACTTCGAGTGCCATTGAGAAGTTGTTTTCTACGGCTTGTCCATTTGAAGTTACAGCTAGTGCAAAATCAAACATTGCCTCAGATTCTGCTGATTGGGTAACTCTAGGCTCGACCAACTCTACAATTGCTTTAGCTGATTTAATCTTTTCATCATACCATCTAATAGCATTGCCATCAGATTCCAAGTTTCTCATAGCTTCTGCAACCATGATATCAGCAATTACAGGTACATTCTCTTCTGTGTACTCATATGGAGTAGTTCGACCTGTAGCTTTTTCCCAGCGATCTTGAAGAAATTGAGCTGCTGCCTCTTTGGATCTTTTTACTTCCGGTTTCCAATTTGGATCTCGCATTGCAGAGACTTCATTCTCATCTGGAAGAATATCTAGTGCCGTTGGCATTTGATTTAATGCTGGGCCGTCGAGGGACATTGGTGGGACTTTAGATTTCCTGGTAAGCGTACCGTCGTCATCTTCAATGACTGGTGGGGTGTCTGTGTTATCAAGGTTAGAAACTTGCTGAGTGAGATCTGGGGCTTGGGTGAAGTTTACGTCAGGGTCTATGTTCAACGGTGCTCTATTTAGAACTGAGCTTCCCGAGGTATTTGTGCCAACACCAAATCCTGTAGTCTGTATACCTGATGGTTGGTCGCCCGACATTGACCGTGTTCCATCCTGATTAATAACTGGAGGTGTGTCTGTGTTATCAAGCTGGGTGAGGCCCGGGGCTTGGGTGAAGTTTACGCTAGGATCGACGCCTCTTGCTAAGTCAAACTGACGCTTAAGATAGGCGTTGTATTCGGGTGGTGTCATAGCCAGGAGCTCTTGCTCAGTGAGGGCTCTGAGTTCTTGCTCACTCATTACTGAGATCTGATTGATACGACCCATATCTGTTTGGCGTGTTATAACATCTGTGTTACGACCAAATCCTGTAGTCTGTATACCTGATGGTTGGGAGCCCGGCATTACCCCTGCGTCGTCATTGATGCGAGGTGCGGTGTCTGTGTTTAAGGAATTATTGAGATTACCTAAGTTTGGTAGTTTTGGAAAGTTTACGCTAGGGTCTATGTTCAAGGGTGCCTTATTTAGAACTGAGCTCCCAGAGGTATCTGTACCGGCACCAAATCCTGTAGTCTGTAAACTTGGTGGTTTAGCTTTAGACTGAAGTGCCTGTCTGATGATACGATCAACATATGGGCGTAAGTAGGTATTGATAGCTTTATTTGGGACACCATCAGCTACCGCTTTAGTAACGACATCCACAGCCGCTGTTACGGGGTCAGTTCCTAGGTTTAATCCTAGGGTGTTTAGTGCTTCCTCTAAAGGAGCTCTGTAAGGCTCTACTGATGAGTTCTCTTTGGCTTTCTTAGTTAAATCTGCGAGCACTCTCTGGTTGTCTGCGATGCCTCGAGAGATTGCTGGGGTTTCCAGCTGTGTGTTATTTAGCCCAGGTGAGTTTGCTGTGGTGCGTCTTCTGATTACGCCCTGTTTCTCAGCCATACTGACAACTTTTCGGATAACCGGGGAAAGCATGTCATTCTGAATAGTACCGCCTTCTCTGATTGACTTTTGGTACTCTTCAACTGCTTTTAAAAACTCTTGTTTCTGAAGATCGCTGTTTAAGCTTGTTTCATTCTCTGCTTTAACAATCTCAAGTAGATCTACAAGAACTACCGGAGTAATATCTATGAGTGGTTCAAAGTCTTGACGACCAAGGTCTGATTCCCTAACTCCTAAAGCTTGCTCTAGAACGTCTTGTGGGCTGCCTGGTGACGCTAGGTCTGCTTTTTCAAAGCTAGATTTAGCTGTTTCTCGTTTAGCTAAATCAACTCTAGATGTTTCTAATCTTTTGTTGAGGTCACCCAGGCGTTTGGTTCGTTGCTTGGTTTGCTGCTCAAGTTCCCTGGCTGCAATTACCGATGGGCCAGTTGCCGCATCTAAGGGGTCACCTTTTATGTTATCTTTTATGTATTTGTCTAAGACAGAATAAGTGCCGCGTTTCTTGTCAATATATCGACCCAGTGGTGGTAGTATTGCCTGGGGTATTAAACTTACACCTGCAGTTTGCGCGGCAGCCAGTCCGGTTATAATAGGCTTTAGCCTTGCGGTAGCTCCTGGGAAACCGGAGTCTTTACCGCCCACTCTTCCAAGTATCGAGAACTTATCTGTAAACTCTGACAGCCCACCTTGAAGGCCTTTGCCGTCTAGCTGTGTTAGTGCGTCTAGTTGCATTAGTGTACGGATTAAGTTTTGGCCTTCTTTGGTTTTACCAACAAGGGCTTCTAGAGCGTCATAACTTTCACTAGCAACTTGCCCTTTTGCTTTGTTACGGCCTTCTGCCTTAGCAATTAGTGCTAACGTAATAAGGTCACGTTCTGCTTCAGTTTTTCCTTTTTTATTAAGTGGTCCACCTTTTGCGGTTAGCTCACCATAATAGCGATTCATAAATCCAACTAGCTTATTGTGCGTGTCATCAATTACAGTCTTCGCACCTTTTTTTGATTGTGGGTCGATATCCATTAGATCAAAAGGTACTTTGTCGAGGCCCCCCTCTTTTGCTATTTTATTAAGCTCTAAGGCTAAACTGGAATAGGCTTTGGTTTCATTAGTGGTTAAGTCTTCGTGCCCCTTAAGTTCACCGGTTAAGCTGCCATCTGTTGGGTCAGCAGTGTATGGTGATCTAATTGCGTTTTTAGTAAGTGATGCTCCAGCAATAACCGCCTCGCCAGGGGCAGTTCCAAACTCGGCTAAGAACTCTATCCAGGCATCGGAAGCGTCTACCTCTTCACCTATTGCAAGTTGACTAAATATCTCTCCGCCACCACCAGTGCCTGCTTGTATAAGTGAGCTTTTGGTTCCTGTCTTTGTTTTAGTCACAATCTTACTAAGTAAGCTTGGATCAACAGCTGCACCTTTATTTGCTTTAAAATACATTCGTGCGACAGATGCCTGGCCTAAGAGTTCGAAGGCAGCGACAACCAAGCCCTTGCCAAAACCTTTGCGGTTGGCTTCAGCCAATAGGTCGTGATTTCTAAGGACAGCTAGAGCGTCTTCTCTGGTCTCCATTGGAACACCTTGCTCTTGAAGATACGCCATAGCGGTTGGGCCAGCTTCTTGGCTAACAGCTCCAGTTGCCATAACTAGTGAACCATAGACTGGGTTTCTTGTGAGAAGTGTAGTGAATAGTGAGGCTGCCATTACTGGCCCACTTTCAATAGCAGTCTCAGCTATAAAAGCTGCTGCACCGGTTGGGTCTTCTCCAATTGATCTCCAGAATGTTTTGGTTCCATTCCAGAAACCTTTGAGGCCAGTCTCTTTGTTATCATCTTCTTTAATATTATCTGCGTGTACTTTTTGCCAATCTTGACCACTTATACTTGAGTCTATTGCAGCTTTTTTATCCGAGTGTCCTTTATAGTCTTGAAAACTTGTAATAGCATCTTTAAGTTTACCAGCTCCACTATCGTCTTGGTTCTTCTCCCACTCCGCAGTCATATTATTGTAGCGTTCTGTAAAATTAATTAGCTGACTATTGACGACACTGGTAACACCAATATCATCTGCACGTCCTTGGATGCCATTGAAAACATCTTGTGGTGTTTGCCAACTTGGGTCCCACTGCATTCCATATGTAGAACCAAATTGCTTATCAAACATACCTTTTAAGATGTCTTGTTTTGATCCTTGAGAACGATTGTAATCGCTCATTTTAGACCCAGACTTTATTAGATCAACTGTACTACCAAGCCCATGCAAACCGCGTTTGAGGGCATTAAATGCATTCCCAACACCAGAGACAATAGCTGGCTGTGAACCTGAGCCGGCGTATACGTTCTCTTTGTTTTGGTATGGGTTGGTCTCGCGTTCTCTGGCCTGTTTGAATTGGCTAACTGCAAAGTTAAAATCTGAAGTACCTTGAAGGGCCTCGTTATTTAGAATCCAATTACCTATTTCTTTTGAAGTTTTTGGCATCGATTGAGTTGCCTCCGTGAAATTGAATTATTTAATTATTGTCTAGTAAAGTATTTAGCCTGATCCTCGCCGCTTCATCTTTAGCAGACAAACCACTTTCACTACTAGTACCACCACGAGTTGGCATCTTATAATTGTGATTAAGTGCACCAGTCTTTGGGTCCCCATGTATGACAGTATTGTAATGATACTGAAGCTTCCTAAGATTGTACTCGAGATCCTCTGGCCTATTACCCTGCCGTAAGTCAGCCCAGACGGCCTGTAGTAAGCCAATTTCAAGGTTAGAAACTTGTCCAAGAGCACCACCAGTTGGTGATTTTGCTCTCATATCTGCTAATTTATCAAAACCAATATTGGCTTTTATCATATTTAGAAAACTGTCTAAGCGATACGCATTGGTTGTGGGAATTCCCTTGGTCATTGCCCCAACTATACCAGTTGCATTATTGAGATTTTCGAAGGGCATCCAGGTGTCTTTTTGGTCATCAATGACTATCTCTAGTGCTCTTTCAATCTCGTCATTAACGGCTACACCAGCATTAGGGTCAGCTGGCTGCGTCCTTGCGCTCTTAGCGTTCATTTTATCTAAAGCTGTTTGGGCTTTCATCTCCGTGTTGTATCTATCGAGGGCGTTGGCCCGGTTAGCATCTTGAATATTACCATACGCATCTGTAGCTGCACTATAAGCCGACAAACCACCTTGTTGAGCTCCGCCCATCATTGCTCCACCCGTTCGTATCATCATCTCATTGAAACCAATTTGGTCATCTGGTCGAGTGAGGGCTGAGCCTCGAGCGTTTGAGGTGTTGATAGTTCCAACTTGTGGGGAAAAGCTGTTTGCATCTGGTATAGTAAGTACTGGCTTCGTCTCAAGGGAACTATTGTCTTGGACATTTAAAACAGGGGGTGGTTGTTTGTCCACTGTCCCTGCTAAAGCTCCGCCATTCTTCCAGTCTTGCCACCATCCTATTGGGTTTAAAGCTCCAGCCATTTTACCTACTCCTCCACCAATCTTGGACTTTTCCACCTGTTCCCCAGCCTGACATCATCCCACCTAAAGTAGCAGCTCCAGTATTCGTCATATTGGCTTCTGCTTTTGCTGGTGAATATTGTGCGTTAGATAGGATGCCTGAGGAGAAGTCCTTGTTAGCGTTCTGGTTCCAAAACATATCTTCGTCATAGCGACGTTTCTGGTCGTTCATCTTAGCTTGGTCATATCCTGATAGACCTTCTCCAGCTCCCACGCCGTAGGCCATAGAGTCACCAATCTGACCAAATGACCTCCCATAGGCATTTCCCATGCCGCTATTTGCGGTGAACGCATTCTGGGTGTCCTGGTTAGCTTGGTTTGTGTACTGGTTCATAAGCTGGTTATTAATTCCCGCTGTCATGTCAGCCTGGCGATCATTGAAGCCCCGGTTGGCAATTGCTCCGGCCATCATAGCTCGAGTGTTGTTGGTGTTGCCTGTCCCGGATGCACCCTGATCAATACCAGTGAGGGTTTGTTCCTCTAGCTGGCGTCTTGGGTCACGCATAGCAGCGTCGACCATCCCACCTGAGTTCGCTGTGGCGTACTTCTGAGCGTCGGCCAGGGTAGTTCCACTGGAGGCTTTGTTGTACATGTCCTGGTAGTTACCAGCGTAGCCTTTGGTGCTGTCCATCATACCGAAAGAGTTGTCCATCATGCCGGGGACCCTGCCACCCATGTTGTTATAGGCATTGGTTGCGTAGGGGTTAGGCCCTGCGTAGGTGTCTCCACTGTAAGCACCACCAGCTTTAATCTTTTCAAGCTCTGTCTTGCCATCCGCATACATATCTTTGATGTACGGTTTTGACATCTCCCAGGGTTCGCGGTTTAGTTTATTCTGCTCGTCTTTATAACGGCGGTCGTCTTTGGCACCCTTGTTTGCCATGACCCCACCTATAACTGCACCTGCAATTTGACCCCACATATGAGTATTCCTTTTCTTAAAGTATTAAACTGCGACCCAAGCTGAGCCGTTGTAGACGACCAGTCCTTCAGCATTATTGCTTAAGGGGTTCCACGGAAGTGTGGAAAAGCGCACCATGCCTCGTTTTGGTTTGGCTGGTGCCTGGTCTGTTGTTTGGACTGATCCATCGGTTAAACTGCGTATTGAGGCTTCAATGCCCTGAAGTTCGCCCTGGATGAATGTTTGTATGCTCTCTTCTAATTCTGGGATGTAACGACGGATGTACTGCTTTATGAGTAGGTCGCTACTTTCGTTAATTGCCATTGCGTGGTTACCTTTTGCCCATTGCGTAGATCTCGACATCAAAACTTGAGAAGGAGAAATCTTTGTCGGTGGGTACTTCAAGCTTATACGAGAGGTATCTCCCGCTCTCTCTGGTATCCAGCTTATACCCGGTAGAGATATTGAGAACTTGAGCTGCACTATACGTTGGTAGAGTACTCGGGAGCTGGGATGCTCCAAAGGTAAAGGAGAAGTCCTTGTTGGAGTTTGCTGTCTCGATCTGAGGGGATATCTTACTGATGGTCTTGTACCCAGTTAAGGGGAGCTGAGATTCGTCTAAGTCTATACCTATGCGCTCGAGCTTTGTAGGCTTAGTCGCTGTTGTATCCATAGGGAACGTCAGTGACCCATTGTCAAACAAATCGACACCCCACAGTTTATTAGAGGCAATGCCATTGGGAGTATCTGTCCTTCCAGCCATTAAGAGATGCTGGTTATACCCGGCTTCCTGGGAATAATAGGAACCCCCCACGACAGCGTATGTCTGGGTAGCGTTAGCGAAGGTACTCACCGAGGATACGTTAGCTGAGGTGGCATCGTATACATTAGGGAGATCCATGAAGGACCAGGTGTTGCTTCTGTAGTTATACACGGCAGCTCTGTTGCACCCGGTAGTATTAGTGAAGGAGACCATGTCGTCCCCGGAGACGTAGCAGAAGTAAACCTCCTCTAGATCCTTGTTGTGTGCAACGAAGCACCTGTCCGTATTGGAGTTATTCAAGGATGCAAAGATGTAGTCTTTGACACGTTGGTCAACTATGGAAGTTCTCGAGACACCATCGTTAATGTAGATGTCGTTTGTATCGAAGACAAAGTGCTTACGCTCGACCTCAACCACGCAGTTGTGGTTTATGACACCAGCGTCACTGAAGACCTTACGGAAGTTAAAGATAAACTGACCCCCAACGAATTCCATCTGCCACACCTGGTCACTCGAGTAGATCATGAGGTTAGAACCGAGGGTAGCCGTGTCAATGATGGGTGTCGTCATTTGCACTAGGTCATTATACCCGGCACTCTTGGTTGTGTCTGTGGGGTCCCAGCTGTCTGGGACAGCATTAGCAGTAGCAATATTGGACCACTTAACTCGGTTCGGGAAGTTCGTTGAGCCCTCGGTCATATTAGAGGCTATCAAGAAATCCCCGAAGCTCCTGAGAGACCCGGCTCTGTGGGTAGACGTCCAGTTAGTTAGGTCTGCAAAGTTAGTACCACTGGGGGATCTAAAGACGGGGACACGATCTTCCCGGTTGATATAGGTGACATCAGCTAGGGAGCAGCTGGTGTAGGACTTAACTGAGGATGAACCAGTGATGGAACCTGAGCGATCATTAAGAGTACCACCGGCATACTCGTGGATAGCGTAATCATCGGAGACGACAATAACACTATCGAAGCCTGTAGAGGAGTTAATACCGTGGAGGTGCTGGGGTGAGAAACTAATGCTCTCTTTGACAGTGCGGAACACGGGGGCACGGGATACCCGACCACTATGGAAGCGTACGTTATTGGCCCTGGTGAATGCATTAAAGGGGAGGTTGTAGGGGTCGACATCAGTGACAACACCAGTGGAGCCAAGGTCTCTAATAGGCAAGTTAGCCATAGTTCAGATCCTTATGATTTCATGATGTAGCAAAGGGAGAAGAATAAGGGGCGGTTATCTATGGCAGTAGCACCACCAGTCGCTGCGGATGTACCTGAGATCGTGTGGGTGTGAGTACTTTCAGAGCCTATAGTGTGCGTGTGTGCCCCAGCAGATTCTGTTGCCCGTGAACTGGTTCCAGCGACGGTGCTCATTGCTGGTGAACCTCCAAAAGCATCACCACGGGCGTAGAAGGTCATATTGTGTGTGTGGGCACCATCTGAGGAGATTGAGTGCGTGTGGGAGCCCCCAGCACCAGAGGTCAATGAGATGCCGTGGGTGTGCGAGGGTAGGTTCGTAGTGGCTATGGTGAGGCTGTTTGTGCCCCCAGTAGCATTAACTGCGGTTGTCCCAGCCCCCATGACAAACTTCTCACGAAGGTCGGGTGTAGAGTTACTCCCGTTACATAAGACCCAGCCAGTAGGAATAGCTGCTTCAGCTCCCGACCAAATGATGATGCCGCCAGTTGGGAAAGTTGTGTTTAAGATGGCCTGGGTGCCAGTGACGGGACCAGTGATATTGGGGAAGGTGGCTTTGAGGGTGCTTTTGATCAGACGGATGTGGTCGTCGGCAGCTGAGAGGGCGTCGGTGGATGCTGGGTTAGTTGCAACGAGATCATCGATGTATGTGCCAGTTTCTAAAGCCATACTTAGGTTTCCTTTATGTGTGTTTCTTGGGTGGGCCTCTGCTCAAAGAGGTCAATAATAATAATAACAAGCCCGACCCTTTACCGGCTTTTTGGAATCATTAAGTCATTATTAGGCCCTGGGGGTCATTTTTATGGGTAGTGGAATTCCAGATCATTATTTCATTAGCTAAGTCATTGATATCATTAGATACCTAAGAGCAACGGATATATTATCTGTTGCCCGTCATGGCTACTTTGGTTCCTAGACATTAGCGACATTTGCCCTCTGAAAATTGTCGGAATAAGGTCTTTTTATGTTGTCTGCAGATCGGGACAAGGATATCGACAAACAATAAACCACCTCAGCCTCTTAAGTTATCTTAGGTTATCCAGAGTGTATCTTAAGTATCTTAAGTTATCCTAAGTAAATACTAAGTATAACCTAAGTGTATCTTAGGTATAACTTAAGTTGTCTTAGTATTTATTAAAATTGTTCTGCTTATTAGTATATACTTAGACCACTTAAGTACTCTTAAGTACTCTTAAGTACTCTTAAGTACTCTTAAGTTATCTGATAAGAGTAACTGGAATCTCTATAAGGGTAGACACCTAGGATTTCACCAGTATAAGCTGTCTTCGGGGAAGCCACTATGTGTTCTTCCTTAGGTAGCATCGAGGGGGGGAGTCTTTGCAGACCCTACTAGTAGGACTTGATTTCTACATCATAAGGATAACTCAGTCTCTGTCCTCGGTGTTACTGCATACACACTCAAAGGAGGCCTTATAATTCCTAGTCACAGGTCCTCTGACCAGTCGCTGGATCGATGAAGCAAGCCTCTGCTACCTCAGCTGCATCTGGTGTGGCATTGAGAATACCACGTCGTTTACCAGCCTTTCTGAATGTAGTGATACCTTTGCATCCCTTTCTCCAGGCATCCATGTAGAGTGTCTTGAAGTCGTCATAGGAAACGTCATCACCGATGTTACACGTCTTAGACACAGCTGAATCGACAAAACGAGAGGCTGTGACCAATACATCTAGGTGCTGCTGAGCTGTGCACTCGTCAGCTGTGACACCGTCGACACCTAAGTTATGAGCATAATCTCTCACAGTCTCAACTCTGTCACTATCAAAAGTCCGTATTGTCCTGTCATACGACAACATATACGGTGGTTCGATACCAGAGCTCACATTGTCTGCAACGATGCTTATGGTCCCAGTAGGTGCAATAGAAGTCAGGTGGCTGTTCCTCATGCCGTTCTCCCACATGGTCTCCTGGAGCCAGTCTGGGAGTGTCTTGACGAACGGACTGTTCATATACTCGTTCCTATCAAAAGCTGGGAAGCTGCCCTTCTCCTCAGCCAGGAGTGTACTGGCGTGGTAAGTCTCGTCCCGGAGCTGAGTGAGCACTTGTGTAGTGAAGACTAGGAAAGGCATAGTTCCATACTTTAGACCGAGCATTTCACCTGCATTAGCTAGACCAGTGACACCTAGCCCCATCCTACGTTTCTCTCTGGCTTCCTTCTCTTGCTCGGGCAGCGGGTAGATTGTTCTGTCGATCACGTTGTCCATGGCCCTCACGACATTATGTATGTCCTTAGAGAACAGCTTGTAGTCGAAACTCTTAAGTATAACTAAGAAGCCGTCATCCATCTTATTATTTATATACTTAGTAAGATTGAAGCTCCCCAAGAGACATGCACCGTAAGGTGGAAGGGGCTGCTCACCACACGGATTAGTTGCCTCAATAGTCTCACAATACTGGAGGTTATTCATATCATTGATTGTGTCGATGAAGAGAACGCCAGGCTCAGCATAATCCCAGGTGCTTCTCATGATAACATCCCACAGGTTCACAGGGTCAATGCTGTCATACACCCTCCCATCAAAGGTAAGGTCAAATGGTGTCTTCTCCATGAGGCATTTCATGAAGTTATCTGTAATACCCACAGAGATGTTGAAGCCGGTTAGTTTGTCTGAATTCTGCTTGCTTGTGACGAATTCCATGATGTCTGGATGGTCTACTCTCAGGACACCCATTTGAGCTCCTCGGCGGTGCCCAGAGGACGCAATAGTCTGGCAAACAGCATCAAAAATACCCATGAACGAGACAGGGCCACTAGAACGGCTGTCTAAGCTCTTAATGAGGTCACCACGGGGCCTTAAGCGACTGAAATCATATCCAATGCCCCCGCCTTTCCGCATGGTCTCAGAGGCCGCCGTAGCGGCTCTCATGACGCTCTCCATACTGTCCTCGATAACCTGGGAAACGAAGCAGTTATACGCTGTGGTTTGGCGGGCAGCTCCTATGGCATTCTGCACTCGACCAGCAGGTAGGAACCTCATCTCTCTGAATATCTCTCGGAGGGCATCGAAGTGCATATCACTGTCTTTTAGGGTGTTAGCAAGTCGAGTGCATTTACCACTGAAGTCCTCCCCGGTTTGTCGGTATTTCATTTGGTCTATCTCATTGCTGAGGGTAAGCTTTGGGCCGTAGATGTATTGGATATCATTTGGTAGTAGTGTCATTAGGTTCTTTTCCTCTTAATTGGTTTATTCTCATCTCGATATACCTAGTAGCTTTCTGGAGGTCTCTTATCTCTGCTTCTTTGGGGGTCTCACCCTGGTTGACCTTGTGACCACATCTCATGATGTACTTGATCACTGAGCCCTGCCAGAATTCCAGTCGGTTCTTCATGATGAAGTTAACGGGTTCAATGACAAACCTGGTGTAGTGATCGGGCTCCACGACTTGGTCTGACACTATGTGTTCTACACTGCCATTATGAGTAGCCAGACGGGCAGCGGCATCTCTGCTACGAGCATCCCACTCCTCCGCAGTGAAATCACAGCTGAATTCCAAGTTTGGGTAAGGTGCCCTGCCGTTGTGTAGGTTAAGTTCTACCATCGAGTAGCCTCCTTCTCACCTTAGCTTTACGTTCCTCTCTGGCTTCCTTCTCTTGCTCATGAAGTCTTAAGCTGGCTTCATACTGGGTCCTGGCATTCCTTCGGTACTTGGCTGTGGCGGCGGATCTGGCGTATAGGTCTAAGCGCCAGTACTCTGAGACAGGGAGTCGTGGCTCATGACCTGCGGCAATTGCTTGCTCTTTCATTAGATCCGCCATGATCTGCTCTTCGTGGGGTTTCATGTGTTGTCTGCGGTACGAGTATGCGTCGTTTAAAATGCTCATTGATCTGGCTCCCAGAGTTTAATTGTTGCTGTGGTCTCATCCCAATCTGTGTAACGAAGTATCCGAGCCATCCGGGCTTGGAGTAGGGCATCTTCTTTGGTCTTCCCGGCCTTGATGTAGGCTCTCTCGACAAGAGACCACTCAGGTCTACTCCCCAGGATCTTCTCGGCTGTCTTAGGTCCACAGCCTCTGAGGCCGACATACCCATCCGTTGGGTCACCCGTTAATGCCTGACTGTAAAACCAACGGTCAGCTTGATCTTCAGTAATCTGTAGGATCTCATCTGTCATAGGTCTGTAGAGGCGACCGGGGATGCTCTTGAGGTCTTTGTCATCGGAAACCACAGTTGCTTTACTGCCCGGGACTGTCGACAAGATACCCATGACATCGTCGGCTTCCATGTAGGGTTCTGACCACCACTGCCAGCGGCCCTTAGCCCAGTCCACCAAAGCTTTGTATCCGACAGGCTTTCTGACCTTGCGACGGTTAGACTTATACAGTGGGTTGAGCTCTTTTCTAAAGTTCTGTTGATTGGTTAAGCACAAGATGAAGTTGTTGTTCTTCAGTCTGGCCTCGGTTGCATCTAAGAAGTCTTCGAAGACAACCTTAGCCTCTTTAAGATCTGTACTCAGCGACCAGATGTCGTCTCCCCAGTCTGTTTCTTCTTCAGCAGCTGCGGCAGCTCTGTAGAGATATAAGTCTGCATCAATAAGAGTGAACGGCTTCTTCACGTTATCTGTAAGTATTCTCATGTGGGCTCTTCCTCTTCTTCAATCAGAGAGCCAATCAAGCCCTCTAAGGTTTTCAGTGTTTCCATTCCCTCGACAGATATGCCCCATCGGTCTCCCCAGGTATCTTCTTCGATGCAGTTCGTTATCCATCCTTGTGATGCACATATTGCAACGTACATCGCCCCTTCTCGAGCAAATCTTCCTTTAATCTTAAAGGGTTTCTTGAGTGCCAGATCGAGGGTGACATAGGTAACTATGAGCTGCTTGGTGTGGTACTCGACGTTAGTGAGATCCTGACCAAGTTTCAGCAACTTGGAATTCAGCTTCAATTGGGATTCTGACTCCCAGCTCTTCTCCCGCTTTTTTCGCCATTGTTCTAGACAAATTACCGACATACTCTGCGGTCTCCTTATTGTTACAAGCACTCTGCAATTCATCATGAATCCAACCCATGATGTAGCTTTGGCCCTCTAATGTGTCCTCAATTTCTGCGTTGACGAGTGCGAGCCATTTCTTACAGACGACTGCTGCTCCTGATTGTAGGAGCTGACTGAGGCTTCTGTGGGCACTCTTTAAAAACAAGTGTCGACCATCCAGGCCAACTAAGTAGCCACGCTGTGATGCAGCTGTTAGCTTTCGTTTTAAACTGGCGAAGGCTGGGACTGACTGATCAAAGTTCTGCTTGAGCTTCTTGCCATCCTTGGCACTTCCACCGACCACTTCACCGATGAGCTTATCACCTCCACCGTAGACCATAGAGAAGATCAGCTTCTTCGATTGGTCTCTAGTTTCACATCCGAAGCTCTTCTGATTGAAGGAGTGAATGTCTCCCTCGAGTATTTGCTTGGCATAGTCACCGCCATCCATTGGTTCTAAATAGCTGGCTAAGATTCGTAGCTCTATCCCGGACAAGTCACTGCCACAGACGAGCCACCCTCGAGGAGCTGTGAATAGATCTCGGCACTCTTTGCCAAATGGAGCTGATGCCCTAGGCACTTGACCTAGGTTTGGAGATCGATGTGATGCCCT